GAGTGTCATAATTCCTACCTCTCCTATATCTCCAATCTCGCAGTTTTCTATCGCGGTGGTATCACTTACCACTTTGATATTTTTAAAACTCCATTTCATTCTGGCAGATTCACTATCTATTGGGCCCCAGGTGCAGACGAAGGAACTGATCTCGCTTCGCTAAATCGCGACATGCTTTATAAGCAAGTTTACGATCTCCGCACAGTGACCGAATTCTCCTTTACTATTCCCTTCGTCCATACCGCTCCCTGGAAGCCGCTTCACGGCAACGAAAATGAGGCCCATCATATGTACCGTGCGTACAATCGTCCCACTGGTCTTCTATTCTGCGCAGTCACTAATGCTCTGCGTTTTCCCTCCACTGCAGCTGACCATATCGAAATTATCGTCTCAGTCTCCGCCGCTCCCGACTTCCAATTCGCCTTCCCTGAATTGGCTCCCGAAGCTAAACTTATGCTTTGGGGCCTTCATGTCAGTCCTCCGATTTATACCAATGAACTCCAGGCGAATTTCTTTCCCGCTCCTCCGTCCTCTGGCCTTCAGCCCAATGCACTTGCAATTGGAGAAGCGTTTGTGTCCTTCCGACAACTCCTTAAGCGTTATCAACGCCATAATCCCGCCCCCCAACCCGGAACTTCTTTCCGACCGTTTCGCGACCTCGCTCCCTTCTCAAACATCGATCCCGAGGAGGAAATTGCTCTTCCCCAATATATTCGTTCTTGGGTCGCGTCTCTTTACCGCTTCCAAAGTGGATCTCTCAAACTCCTCTGCCCTTCTGGCCCCACTGATAGATACACTATAGCAACAATCTCCCCCGGCTTCCTTCCTGCCTCACAGTCAGCAGCATCGCCCATCGTCGTTTCGGCGAATGCGATCGAACCAATCACGGAATTCTTGGTCCCGTTTTACCAACCGTGGCCTGCTGTCCCCACTGAGCTAGGATATCCCCGTTATTCAGCTGAGGGTCCCACCACTCTGCAAAACAGCTACTCGTCAATCCCCTATAACGAGGGCACGTTCTTTCTCTCTAACATTCCTCCCTCGGAAACGTTTCAGTGTATTGGTGAAGATTTCTCATATGGTTTCAGGGTCGGCCCGCCGGTCACCTACTGGAAATTCCCTGTCCCTCCGACACCAGTAACCGTAGCCTCCACCTCAGGATGATGTGCTGCACTCTTCAGCGCGATCCGCTCTCCATCACATACGGTGTGTGATGGAAAGCGGGTCGCTTTACCGAAATCGACCGCAAATTCCGCCTATACCGAAAGGCACAACCTCAACCGTTTATTATGTATCGTGTATGTCCATTCCCATGTCCCATTCCCCGTAATTTCTGGCAGGTTGTTGATATGTCCGCAAGTGCA